CGGGGTGATGTTGACCGTACCCTAGCTCTGTATGAATTCCTAAAGGACAAGGTGAATGCTGGTCCTTATAACAGAGAGAAATTACTTCGCCCTATTCTGGTTGAAGCCGAACGGAAGGGTGTACGGGTTAATGTTGAGGCTCTGGCCGCCGACCTACGAGTTTACGAAGCGGCGCTCTTACGCTGCGAAGATGATGTTAAGAGGCAGTTGGGTGCCCCGGATTGTAATCTTGAGAGCAAAGAGGAATTGGCCGATGCCTTAGAGAAGGCTCAAGCAGTGACTGAGTGGCGGCTGACGCCTACGGGCCGACGCAGCACTACGCGCGATAATATCTTAGCAGTAGTCCGAGACCCCTTGCTCGGAAACTTGTTGGCTTATCGTAGCGCACTCAGTCACTGCTTGAGCAGTTTCTTTAGGCCGTGGTTCGCACTCAGTGCAAGCACGGGGCGGATGCACCCTGAATGGCATAGCGTGAGGCAAGCGCGCGATGACAAGAACACTCAAGGAACTAGAACTGGGAGGCTGTCTTGTAGTCGGCCTAACTTTCAAAATCCTCCGAATGAATATGATGTTGTCCCACCTACCGGACTGCCTGCGCTGCCCATCATGCGCAAATACATTCTGCCTGAAGAAGGTGGCAGATGGTATAAACGTGACTATAGCCAACAGGAGTTGCGGATCCTTGCCCATTACGCGGAAGGCAGGCTTTACGGTGAGTACCAGAAGAACCCCAAAATCGACGCCCATGAAACCTGCCAGAAGCTTATACTTGATATCAGCGGACGTGACGTACCCCGCAAGCACGTCAAGATTACCGGATTCAGCATCATCTACGGCGCAGGTGTTTCAGGTCTCGCCACGCAACTCAAAGTGAGCAGCGCCGAGGCCGCGTCCATCCGGCACGCCTACTTCCAGGCACTTCCGGACGTGGGTAAGCTGATGGCGATGGTGCTAGAGCGGGGGCGAAAGGGCGAAAAGATTAGAACATGGGGCGGACGGGAGTACGGAAGCGAGCGTACCAAGGACGGACGGCAGTTTGATTACAAGCTGCTCAATTACCTTATCCAAGGCAGCGCAGCAGACTGCACCAAGGAAGCCATCATCCGCTGGCACGCCAACCGAGGAAGCGGGGTGTTCCACGCCACGGTACACGATGAGGTCAATATCACGGGCCATGACCCCAAGGACATGGACTTGCTGCGACAAGCAATGGAAAGCATAGAGTTCGATGTACGGATGTTAACCGATGGCTACATGGGGGATTCATGGCAAAATCTTTTGAAACATACGTAGACAAGTTGACCGAAGCGGACGCCAAGATATTGCTGGAACTGTTGGTCAACACAATGGATAAGCAGGATGTGGTGGAAGTGCTGCAGGAAACCCTGCTCAGCGATAACATAGTGGAATTGGCGGACACTATGTTATCGGAAGATCTAAAGCAAGAGCTTGCTCATTCATGGATTGAAGTAGAATAGGGAGGGGACCATGTTATCACTGATCTGCTTGATTGTTGCGCTTGTGCTGTTCGCCATTGCTGCGTTCAACATAGCGGTGCCAAAGATCAACCTTATAGCGGGGGGTCTGTTCTTCATGGTCCTTGCTCAACTGGTGGTGCACATCGTAAAATAGAAGTTGCTAATCGTCTAATAGTATGGTATCATGGTTAAAAACACAATGGTACTCTACCTAATGCCGTTTGGCCCACCTCCTAGCGCGCTGGTCATGGCGCGTCAAGTGTGGGTCTGGTGTTAAAATCAAGTACTCTATAGGCCGCGCAAGCGGCCTATTGCTTTAGCAAGGAAGGATCATATGAGTTGGAGTTATACGATGCTCGGCACATGGGAGAAGTGTGCTGCGCGTTACAAGTACAGATACATAGAAGGACTGGCTGACAAAAGCACGCCGTTCGCCAATAAGGGCACGAACGCCCACAACGTGATCGAGAAGTACATTAAAGGGGAAACCATCCCCCTGGAGCCGCGGATGCAGCCGATGTTTGGTTTGCTAGAGCGATTGAAGGAAGTGGGCCAGCCGGAGGCATGGTGCGGCGTGAGTAAGGAGTGGGAAAAGACGCCCTACCGCGAGGGCTGGCTCAAGGCGAAGCTAGATTGCGTGGAAAAGCCGGACAATGATGAAATCGTAGTGTGGGAGTGGAAGACAGGCCAGATCTACGACAACCACGATGAACAACGTGAGCTGTACGGGCTGGTCGCACTGGCGCAGCATCCGAAGGTTGATACGGCTATAGTCAACGGATACTACATCGACCAGAAGCATATCAGCAACGCCACTGTTGTTCGTCGTGATAAGGCTGAACCACTGCGCAAAGAGTGGGAAACACGGGTCGGGTTTTTAGAAAGCGACAAGATATTCGCGCCACGTCCGGGCTGGTACTGCCGGAATTGTCCATATTCACGCGATGCGGGGGGACCATGCAAAGTCGGCTAGAAAATAGCATAGAGCAGCGGGTCATTGAGTGGGCCAGGGACAACGATGTGTTGCACCTGAAGCTGAACACTCTTGGACGAACAGGGTGGCCGGACCGCTTGTTTATCACCCCAGATGGTGGTATAATATGGGTAGAGTTTAAGCGTCCGGGGGAGGAGCCCCGGGGACTACAGGATTATGTTCATAGACAGCTTCTTAAACACAAGCAGATTGTATATGTTGGAACAGACAGCTCAGTTACCATTAACTTTCTCCAAGCCTGCATGGACGCCGCACGACTATCAGAAACGGGCGGTCGCGATGATGCTCAGCCAAGCCTGTGTGGGACTGTTCCTGGATCCAGGTTTGGGGAAGACTGCAATCGCCTTGTCAGCATTCAAGCTGTTGAAGCAGCAAGGGTATTGCAAGCGAATGCTGGTCATAGCCCCGCTCAGGCCGACCTTTTCGGTGTGGCCGGCGGAGATAAAGAAGTGGAGTAACTTCAGCGACCTCAAGTATGTCATACTCCACGGGAAAGATAAACAGGATTTACTGGATGTTGATGCTGATGTCTTCATCACTAACGTTGATACTGTTGGTTGGTTGTTTGCTAATGACCGATATCGACAAATATCTGCTGACATATTGTGTGTTGACGAATCTAGTAAATTTCGTCACGTTGACACAGCTCGCTTCAAGGCTATAAAGAAGTACGTTGGTAGGTTCAAGCGGCGGTGGATCCTTACGGGCACACCCGCACCGAACGGCCTAATAGACCTCTTCGGGCAAATCTACCTGTTGGATGAGGGCGCGGCGCTCACGCCGTACATCACACGGTTCCGCATCAAATACTTCTACCAAGGTGGATTCGGCGGTTACACTTGGGTTCCGCAACCGTGGGCGATGGACGCCATTACGGAGCGCATCGGGCCAATGATCTTACGCATGAAGGCCGAAGACTACCTGACCATGCCGGACTTGCAACACATCAACATCAAGGTGGACCTGCCACCAGAAGCCGCCAAGACCTACCGCAGAATGGAAAACGAATTCTACCTGCAACTGGAGGCGGGGGAAGTAGTCGCGGTGAACGCGGCAGTGGCGGGCGGGAAGTGTCGGCAAATCGCAAACGGCTGCGTGTACGGCGAGGAGGATGTAGTCCACACGGTCCACACCGCCAAGCTGGAGGCGTTCGTGGACCTTATAGAAGAGCTAGCGGGCCAGCCGACACTCGTCGTGTATGAATTCAAGCACGACCTCGCGGCCATGCTCAAGAAGGTGCCGGGACCCTACCTCGGCGGGGGCGTGTCGCCCCGGCAGGCAGACAAGATTATTAGCGACTTCAACGCGGGCAAGACATCTGTGCTCTACGGCCATCCGGCATCCATGGGGCACGGCTTGAACCTGCAGGAAGCTGCGCATCACGTTATCTTCTATGGTATCACTTGGGACTTGGAATTGTATGACCAGACCATTCGGCGGGTGTATCGGCAAGGGCAGACTCACAAGGTCTTGGTGTACCATCTTGTTGCTGCCAAAACATTGGATGAGGTCGTACTGGAAACGCTCAAGGACAAAGATCATACGCAAGCTACCCTTTTTCGGGCGCTTTCCCTTTACAACAGAGACTGATTATGGTACAATGAAGTCTGTCTGTAATAATGCAGACGACCATAAGGAGAAACCTATGAATGACCAGACACAACAAGAAGCCCCTCCGTTCGAACCAGACGTACAGCAGGAAGGCCAGGAAGTAACCCCTCCGGCGAAGCCCAAGCGCGTCCGTAAGCCAAAGCCTGAAGGTGCATGGACGCCCGCCCGAGTGTGGTCGCCCTTGCGTGGTCCACTGGCGGGCGCGAAGTTGATGCGGGTTCCGGGCGCAACGCACAATCGCAAAGGGAAGGTCGGGCAGTTTATGGATATTATCGCTTCGTCCGGCACAGTAGAGGAAGCCCTCTGCAAAGCAGCGACGGTCCGCAAGGGTAACGAAGATGTCCAGGAGTTTATGGATCCTGGGTATGTCCGTGTCGCCGAAAAGCTGGGACTCGTGATCGTACAACGGGCGGCGCCGCAAGCTCCGCAGGAGAAGCCACAAGCACCACAAGAGCAGGAAATGCCGAAGACCGTCTAGTCCATGCGGATTTTCATACCATCCCGTGGTCGGGGACCGCACAGACAACTGACGTATGAAGTCCTGCGTCATACAGGGTTCCCGATCACCACGGTATGCCACTCCGAAGATAAGATACTATGGCCTGAATGGGAAGCTGAACCATTCCCACACGATCACTACTCGCAAGTCCGGCAGCATTGCATTGACCTAAGCGTCACACCTATATTTATCGTAGATGACGACTTTAAGAGTTGGTCGTGGTATCGCGGAGGAAGCCTGTGGACTAAGGCAACTACGGATGAGATTGTCCAAGGGTTTGACGAGGTCTATGGGCTGCTCCAAACACACGCGATGGTGGGGATAGGGCAGCGGTTCATGGTAAACCAGCGACCGCTGCTCCACGAATGCACCAGAGTGAATGGCTGCATCGGCATAAATCCAACGCTGCTGCGCCGTGCGGGTGCGACGTTCCGCCTGCCGGTGATGGGTGACTTTGACCTAAATCTGCAACTGTTGACGAAGGGCTACAAGACCCTGACCTACAATAAGCTCGTGTTTGAACAAGCGGGCAGCAACACGGAGGGAGGGTGCAGTATCTACCGCACTAATGAAGTACAGTCACGCGGAGCGGAGGCACTCGCCGCACTGTGGCCGGAGTTTGTCAGCATACGCAAGAAGGAAACCAAACACTCATGGGGAGGCCAGCCTCGGCTGGACGTGTCATGTCGATGGAAGGCGGCATTTCTGAGCTCTGCTACTGGATCAAAGAACGGGAATCCATTAGAAGACGAAAAGAAGATGGACACGCCAAACCCTGGACCATAGATCCAGTCCTGCAACGCTTCCGCTTCTGCAACGTGCGGCGGGAAGATGATACGGTAACGAAATGGATCAGGAATCATTGGGGTGAGTTCGTAGCTCACCCCAATTACGTTTTGGCGATGGCGCTCGCTCGGTATATCAATTGGCCGGACACGCTAGCATTCATAGGCTTCCCCGACCAGTGGGACCCCGACGAGATATTGAAGCGGCTCCATCACTTACAGCAAATGAAGCGCAAGATCTGGACCAGCGCCTACATCGTAAGTACGAACGGGAACCCTGTGCGCAAGACGGAGTACGTAGTCTGCCATGTGCTAGACAACATCGCGAACGCCCGCCTAGAATTCAACAAGGGTGATACGCTCGTAGCAACCAGCGACCGTCTGCTGTCGTTTGACGGTGTCGGTACGTTCATGGCGGGGCAGATCATAGCAGACCTCAAGAACACGCCGCGCCATCCCTTGGAGAATGCAGAGGACTGGTGGAGCTGGTGCGCCAAAGGACCGGGGAGCATGCGCGGGTTGAACCGCATTTGCGAACTATCCCTACATAGTAACTGGAATGACGGCTATTTCCAAGCCGAGGTGAACCGGATCCGCAAGGCTGTGGAGGAGCGGACCGGGATGTTGCTGTGCGCGCAAGACATACAGAACTGCCTCTGTGAATTCGACAAGTGGAAAAGGGTGATGGCTGGACAAGGTAGACCAAGACAAACATATCCGGGAGTCGTATGAATACACACATAATCGTAGGTAGGAACGTCCATCATGTATTACAGGATGCTTGTTGGGCCGTGGAGGTCAGCGGCATCCGCGAACAGACACGCAACGGAATGGTACAGTCGCTACCGGGACCCGTGATGGTGGAGTACAAGCAGCCCAACGAGCGGGTGCTCATCTGGCCGGAGCGCAAGGCTAATCCCTACTTCCACCTCTTTGAAGCACTGTGGATGCTGGCGGGCAGGCAGGATGTGAAATGGGTAGGTGATTTCAATCCGCGCATGGCGGAGTTCAGCGACGACGGTCATACCCTCGGCGGCGCATACGGCCATCGCTGGCGGCATCACTTTGGCTTGGATCAAATCAAGCTGGTAATCAACACTTTGCGGGAGGCCACCTCCCGGCGCGCGGTGATTGCCATGTGGGATCCCATGGAAGACCTATGGTATGAGGAAAAGAAAGACATCCCTTGCAACACGCACATCTATTTCCGTATTATCAATGGACGGTTGGACATGACGGTATGTAACCGAAGCAATGACCTTATCTGGGGTATGTGCGGCTCCAATGTGGTCCACTTCAGCATGCTACACGAGCTGCTCGCCAATGCAACGGGGACGGCGCTGGGGCGATATTTCCACCTATCTAACAACCTCCACATCTACGATGCCGTACCGAAGCGGGAACTGTACCGGAAGCCGATTATAGAAGATCCATACACCAGTAGAAACGGCGTGGTGGCGTCACCGTTAATCACGTCTGGCTGGCGGGACTGGCTGAATGACTGCGAGCGGTTCGTGGAAGACCCAATGGCCGACTGCCAAGACCCTTTCTTCAAGGGCGTGGCGAAGCCGATGTACGATGCTTGGGTAGCTCACGGGGATGAGCCACTGGCGCAATGTCGCGCGGAGGACTGGAAGAGGGCTGGATCACAATATTTTGCTGGCACTTCGGGCACAGAAATGTTATAATGGGTGTTGCTGTAAAGCAACAACCGATTAACTCTAGTAAGGATAGCCAAATGAAAGAGAAAGAGTTTATGAAAATTGTCGGGCCGTGGGCCGACCAGATGCCGAAGGGGCTCGTGTTTATCCTGATCGCCAAGGACAACGCCACCGACATGATGGGGGTGCTCACCAACACCTACGGGCCGGATGTCGCCCGGGACATGCTACTCAGTGCTCTGGAGAAAATCGATGGGTCGGCGAACCCCACGGAACACTAGTGGATAAAAAATTACTGGAATTGCTCGCCCTGCTGCAAGCGAAGATAGACGATGTCTCCTTTCGTATCAAGCAAGGGGAGTCCGAAAAGATTGTGTGGGAGCTACACCAGCCTATGCTGGAGCTCCAAAGACATGTGACGGAGAAGGGTAGATGGAAAATCTAGACATTAGAGTTGAGTGGGACCCGATTATCGGTAAGTTTTACGCTATTGACCGGGAAAGCTACGATGGAGCACCGGACAGCGAAACGCGCAATCAAGTGGGGTATGGTACGTCGCGCGAAGAAGCAGTGCGTAAGCTGGAAGCGATAATCCATGGTAGCTAACGAGGAGCAAGTAGGTGGGGAGCATTACAAAGGGAAGCCCGTGGAGCACTGGGACTTCGTCCTAATGCACAAGATGCCCTACATGGAAGCACAAATATTCAAGTATGTCCTGCGATGGCGGGACAAGGGCGGGATAGCCGACCTGCACAAGGCACGGCACTTCTTGGCTAAATTGATTGAGTGGGAAGAGAACAGCGTAGACGCTAAATGAAAACTGACACAGTACGACAAAGATGGTGTACGGCAGTAGAGGTCCGATCTACGTCGGGCGGTATCATTGATTCCCCGTGATGTCGCCATATCCTTATCAGTGCCGCCGGTCCTGGCAACCTCTACACCGGCACCCTCACCACATGGGAGCGACTATGGCTACGGAAGCTCAAAAACAGCGTCTCTTTTACGAATTGGAACAAGCAGCACAAGCGATGTCGGATGGTTTTCAGTTTATTGTCAGCGCGGTAGATGAGCAAGGTACGTTTGGATATGTCAGCAATATGGAAAGTGAAGAAGAGGTCCTGGACCTGCTAGAAGCAGTGTCGGGGCAAGTCAAATACGAAATCACACATTAAGGAATCAAAGTGAAAATCGGTAAAGCAGTATGGACGTTGGTCGGTGTAACCGGCGTGTTGCTCGGGTTCGTGGGGGGCATGATGACCCGTGACGTGCTGGCAGTTTCCCAGCTTGAAATAGCGATGCATCAAAACGCGCAAGCTTATGTACGTCATTGCATCAGGTTCATGCACTGATGGATAAGCTACCGATTGCAACAGGGGATGCCGTCCAGCGGCTCACCCGTGATCTTGCCAAAGCCGCCGCCACCTTGACCACTGATGAAGCACGGTTCTTGGTGGACTATTACTACATCACCCAGGAGGACCGCAAGCGCGCGGGCAACCAGGAGCGAGCGCTAGACGAAGACCGGGAGCCGCACGGCGTCTTAAGCTGGCTGTTTGACCAGAGTGCCACCATTGAAAATCAAATCAAGCGGGCGCTAGATGCCTACACGAACGCCAGTCCGCTTGGACAATGGGCGCGGGACCACTACGGGATTGGGCCGGTGATTGCAGCAGGGCTGCTCGCCCACATTGACCTGGAGCGTGCGCCCACGGCGGGCCATATCTGGCGGTACGCCGGACTGGACCCCACGGTGAAGTGGGAAAAGGGGCAGAAGCGGCCCTGGAACAGCAGCCTCAAAACCCTGTGCTGGAAGATAGGGCAAAGCTTTATGAAGTTCCACGGGCAAGAGGAGTGCTTCTACGGGCACATCTACCTAGCGCGGAAGCAGTATGAAGTGGAGCGCAATGACAAGGGCGTGAACGCGGAGCTGTGCAAGACCATCCTAGCCGGTAAGAACTTTAGCAAAACCACGGATGCGTTCAAGCACTACACGAGTGGGAAATTGCCCCCGGCACAGATAGATGCGCGTGCGCGCCGGTATGCGGTGAAGATATTCCTAAGCCACTACCACGCGGCGGGCTATCGGTTAATCCTGGGCAAGGAACCGCCGGTGCCGTTCCCCATTGCGCACATGGGTCACACGCATATGATTGAAGCACCAGTGAAGAGCCACCTGAAGTGAGCGTACCACAAGGGGTTAGCGAGCCAAATCTGAAAAGCGTACCACATGTGACAAGCGAGCCAAGATCAAAGAGTGTACCTAGCCTGAGGAGCGAGCCACGTCCGATGAGTGTTCCAATGGGTAAGAGCGAGCCAGTAAGTGGGAGAGTACCAAGCTTTGTGAGCGAGCCAAAGATATAGAGCGTACCATGTTGGACGAGCGAGCCATCATGAGCTAGAGTGCCACTGGTAGGGAGCGAGCCAGGAAATCGGAGTGTACCAAAGTTCGCGAGCGAGCCCGTAGACATGAGTGTACCAAGGTAGGAGAGCGAGCCATCCAAGCTGAGTGTGCCAGATAACGCGAGCGTTTATCGCCGCTGGTAGTCCGGCCCATACTTCTGCACCATTTGTTCGTGGGTCAGGTTGGCGAGGTCCATGTAGAAAGCACGATCATTCACGTGCTTAGGGATGTTCTCCAGCGGGCTCGGTGCTTGCGCCGGATCCGCTGGGGTGATCCCATGTTTCTTTAAGATCTCCGGCGGTACGTTCCCCTTGTACTCCCGCAGTGCCCGTGACAAAGGATACACATTGCCGAGGTTCCAGTCAGGATTATTAGGATCAAAGCTCTTCCACTCCCGCGGACCCAAGAAATCTGTAAGCATCGGTTTAGCCATTATCCTTCTCCTTACGTTGTTCGCTCAATGCAATGGCGATAGCCTGCTTCGGATTGGTTACGACTGGACCATCTTTAGATCCAGAATGTAACTTGCCTATCTTGAACTCATGCATCACCTTCGCGACCTTTGGAACCCTGAATTCACGCAGAGCCTTAGATAGTTTGTCTGGTCGCATCATTGTAGCCTATATGGGCGGCGTACCATACCGCGTAGACCGCCGCTAATGGCCCAAAACGGGCGCGTGGGGCGTTTTGAATAGGCACCCCATACCAAAAGGCGCGGCCCATGTTCAGCCGCCCCTAGGGGCGCTAATAGGGCCATCACCTAGCCACCTCGTAGCGCCTGGAGCAGTTCGTAGGGGATCTGTTGCCCGCCCATCTGGGTCGGGAGTTGTGTCTCATACGGCAAGGTTTGACCACCTTCCCGCAGGCTCTGTGCCAAAGCCATCGGCGGAGGGGTTGATTGCATCATGGTCCGGGGCGCGACCGGCGGCAAGGTGGGTTCCGCGCTGACCTGCGGCCCGTAGCCCCGATTAGAAGTGGGCTCCTGGAGCTGCGCCTGGGCGAAACGCTCGTTGCGCCCGCGCGATTGCTGCATCAACGCCGCCTCAAGTTCGTCGCCCTGAAGACCCTCGGTAGCGGCGTAGTCACGCATGCGCTGTACAATTTCCGCTCCGGCATCAGCGGAGGACTCTTCCCCTGTATCATCCCCGCCCACCATGATCGGACCCACTGTCCCCAAGAAGACCTCCTCCTCTGGTCCAGTTGGACCCTCCAGTGGCGTGCCATTCATCTCCTCCGGATTAAAGGGTTGCGTCTGCGGAGCCATCTGTGGCGGAGGCGGCTGCATCGGCGACACCGGCGACACAGGAGGTGCCGTCGGCCCTCGCTGCGCCGATGCAGACGCCATCGGTATCGGCGCGGCTGATTGATTGACCACGCCTTCAATGGGAGCCGGACCAGCGAGCCCAGCCTGCACGGGCGTGCCCGTGCCTGAGCGCACGGCCCCCGAAAACGCCTGGAGCAGTGCTCTACGCAGTGCGGCTGGCGGCGGACCGCCTGCCCGACCAGCCGGGAAGTACTCGTCAGGACCTTTCTTGCGCAATTTCGCCATTAGCTTTCTCCGGCAAGGTTGGGACCTGCGTCCGTGCCTGCTGACCAATAGAATTCATAAGCTCGGCGACTTCCGCATAGGGCCGCTGCGCGAGCACTTGTACGACATAATCAAACTGCTGCTGTGTGAGGTTGAGTGTCATGGCGGAAAGGACCACATGACTTGGCACTGCATCCCGCCCACGCCTCCGGGGGAGCTGCCGACATTGACTAAGATGGCATTCGGGTAACTGCCGTGGCGGAAGAAACTAGCGCCACCGAACCCCGTGAGTCGGCCGGGGGATGACCCATTGATGTCTTTCATATTGAACCGTTTAGGATATGCGGCGGAAGCATTGGCGATGCCTTCAATGGTGTTACCATCCGCTGGACTATAGCGCCACCAAATCTTACTGGATGCGGTCGTTCCATAGAGGTCATAGTTCGCGTAACCGCCGAAGCCCTGGGAGAATTGACCGCCGTTCCCCTGCCATGCCGTGTACGATCCCCCAGCATCCGTCGCATTGCCTGCGCCGGAGGCCAGATAGCGAATGGCGTTGCGATTATAGTACTCGGACATAGCAGAAGTCGTGGCGCCGGTGCGATGAAGTACCGTAATCCCCAACATATTCATATCACTATAATGCGCGCCCGCCCAGAACTCCTGACGTATATCGGAAATGCTAATCGTACCGCTTGCGGGCATCGTCATTGCTGCGGCTCCAGCGGTTGCGGCGGAATAAACACGTTCCTGTCAAGGAAGTCCCATACCGCATCTATGCCCACCTTCAGGTCTTCGTCGGACAGTACACTAGATATCGTCATGGCGTCAAAGGGTTTCATGGCCGCAATCTTTGCCTTTACGCCTTCGTGTAAGGACACCATCGTGTAAACTGACACAGGCGCGATGGCATTGCCGAACACGGAAGCCACCATGTTACGATTGGAATTCGGCACCATGGAGCGTTCAACGAGCAGGCCATAGACCCGACGTTGAAACAGAACATCGTAAGCTAGAAAGGCGAGCTTTTCGCTAATTTCCATAGACTAAGTCCCCGTCAAGATACTTCAAAAGTAGGACCAGAGCGGCGCGCCCGTAGTCAACTGCTAATTCGCCACTGATTGATGTGACGCATTCCGGCAGAACCTTCTGCAGCGCCTGGGCGGATACCCCGATCTGACTGCCAACCCCCTTCTCCTTTCGCAAGTAGCGCAGCGCCTTCAGCCCGCGCAGGTCAACCTTGCGCACCCGCCGCATGTTCTTCTTGAGGCGCTCGTCCGAGAAGGCCGACACGTTGCCGATAGCGCTGAAGTTGCCGCTCGTATCGACTGTTATGTAGTTGCCCGTCGGTGTCTCGCCGTTGCTGGTGCTCTGCCAGTACCAATTCCCGTTAGCGGAGGCTACATAGCAGACCCAAGAGGAAATGCCCGGTAGACTCATCGAGAACCGAGCCCCGTTGGTTTGCCCGCTGACGCCCGTGATGCGCAGTTGCGCAAGTGTGCTGGCGAGTGCTGTTGGATTGATGTGGATACGTGATGCTGCGGTGATCTCGGGATAGTCGACTGTCAGTCGCGTGGCGAAGCTCCCGGTCTTCACCGTGCCGATGGCAGCCATACCTGATTCCGTCCCCGGCGTGCCGTCTAGCAGTTGAAAATCAATCCCGCCAGCTTGCACCGCGTTGTACATCCCCGCGAGCGACGCACCACCCGATGCCCCACCGTAACCGCCGTTGCGGATCTTCAATCCGGATTGCGGTTGCCCCGAGAAGTTCAAGTCGAGCCAGGTTGTTGATGTAGCCGCCGCACCAACCGAGCCAGTGAGTGAATTGAATACCAAACCACCCGCTGGACTCATCCCGACAAGGCCACCGGGGGATGTCTCAACTATCCAACCATTGCCAGCGGCATTCAGCCGAGAACCCTGAACAAGGAAAACACCGCCTGACAGATTTACCACTAAGCGCCCGATAGTGCCCGCACCCGCGCGCTGCACACTGATCGGCGAGCCTTCGCCGCCGTACTCAAAGCGCATACCGTCGCTCGGATTCCCGCGCATCAAGACTTGATTGAACGATACCGCGCCGCCGACAGTCGCCCCGCTGAAAGCTTGATAGACCAGTTGTACGGGACTTTGCTGTATCTGCAAACTAGAACCGGACGTTGCTTCAGCGATGTTGCCGCCAGGTCCACTCTTCCAACCGTTTGCCAGCCACACCCCACCCGCAGCAGTCGTGAAGAAACGCGACGGAGGAGAAGTCCCGTTCTGCAAACTGATATTCGACCCATTGCCGCTGTAGAGGAAGCGCGTGCCATCGGTGTTGTCCGCTACTACCATGTCGGTGCCCAAGACACCGACGTGCATCTTGCCCGCTGACTCAAGGAATAAGCCTGTCGCTTCCGAATTGAATCGCGCGCCGGGGTCCGCTAAGGTGCCATTCGCCCAACGAGTCAGGGACGTGCCGCCGATGCCGGTCACCGCACCCGTAGCGGCTTCGATGTTGAACAACACCGTGCCGTCGGACTTACGATATGTGAGGTTGGAAGTGTCGGCGCTGAAGTAGCTTACTCCCGCGGACATGCCAGCGAAGCTGTTGGGGCCGACACTGAAGGTCTGCAGACCTCCGCTGGAAAAGCCGAGGGTCGTGCCATTGCGGAACATGCCAGTATTCGCCGCGCCGGTGAAGGCGACACCTGGAGCGGGCGCCGTGCCATCTGCGAACTTCGCAGCGGCGGTCATCCCTGCACTGCCATTGCGCGGGAAGGACTGCGTGAGTTCGTTACCAATGTCCTCCAGGGTAGGATTCGCCCAGGAAGCCTGTATGATCGTAGCAGGTACAACCGGATTAATGACATCCGGAAGGGTATAAACGCCGAAGCTATTGCGGGGCATCTGGGTCTCCAATACGTTGGCTGAGGCTGGTCCCAACGGAACCTGCGAGGCCGGGATACCGCGCAGCGAGGGCCGCAGCGCCGAATGGAACGAGGTACGGGAACGCCTTTTGAGCGTAGCCGCCCATACGTTCAGGGTCTATCGCCGTAGCGACGGCAGTACCAGTCGCGCCTGCACTGCCACCGAGTCTGGCGATACTCCGCAGCCACGGATAGCGTTCCACCAGTTCCGCGACTCGCGGGAGTGCGTTCTTGCCTGCCTGGGATATGCCGGGGAAGGCTCCAGCAGCGGCTCCGGCTGCGGCCGACTTACCGCGCGTCGCGGCATCCCCTGGAGTGGTCGCACCACCATAGGCCGCGCCGAACGTGCCACCCGAGACTATGCGCTGGAGGGGCTGCGTAATCATTTGCGAACCACGAGCGAGCGGGAAGTAGGTAGCCGCGACATCTGCACCGACACGGCCTACCTTCGCGGCAGGGCCGATGCCTTGCTCCATGATGGCTTCGTTTTGCCGTTGTTCCTTGTCGCCTAGCAGTAGACCACCAGAAACGCCACGGACCATATCCTTAGCGCGATTAGCAAATCCGACGGCTGCGCCGGATATGGCATTCGTGTTCTCCTCAGCCTCTTTGCGTAGCGACTCTGCGAATGTTTCAGGCTGTTTAGAAGCGAACGCCTCACGGGTCTTTTCCGCCAGTGCAGTTTGATCTAGCCGCTTGATACGCCGGAGGAAGACCTTCGCTGCTTCGGCGTCGCCGGCCTGATCCGCCCGCCTGAGCATTTCCATCAGTTGGGTGCGATCAGCCGCCATATTTTTCCTCGTAAGACTTTAGTTCGGGGTCATCTGGCGCAGCTTCGTCTTCAAACTGACTATAGGGTGGTTCGGCGCCACCGGCACGGATTTCCTTACGGTGCCGCTCAATGACTTTCCTGTATCCCGTCTTGAACTTCTGCAGCTTATCCATCGCAGCCGCATAGGTATCCGTGTCCACCGGGATAAATGAAGTCAGGTACTTGAATTCCGCCTGCGTAATCGCGGCACCGGATAAGTCATGGCGGACCTTGGTGGTGAGCGCCGCCATGTCTGCTCTTGGGCCGACACCCTTCGGGTCAATACGGACCAGGGTCCAACCGGGGAGGAAGCCCTTCAAGCCAACCGCATCCGGGTAACTCTTCAGCCCGTCTATGGCATCCGTGGCGCGGGAATAACCTTCGTTGGACTCGTCCCACTTCTTACGGACGTCGGCTGGCACCTTGAACCAACCGACCTTCTGCATTCCTTTCGCTGTATCGCCTGCCGCTTTGACCTTCGCACTGGCATGAATCTTAGCCATTTGCAGCTTGATTTGGTCGCTTTTCGCACGCGCTTCGTTGGCGATTTCCAGCAATCGTTGCCTTGATTCGCGGGTGTTCGCACGGCCAGCTTCCCGCATTGCTTCCAGCTCCATTTGATTCGAAGCCTTGAGTTCTTGCTCGAGCTGCTTCCTTTGTGAGGCTTTGTCCAGCGACGCTTCATACTCCGAGGCGTGCCGCACCGTTCCATCCGGCTCCAAGATTAACCCACGCCCGATGTGCTGCCGCTTCTGCGGGATGAGCGCCTTCTGCCGCTGTGTGGATTCCGAGACAAACGCATGGTTGAGGGCGTTCCGGGTCGCGGGCAGGTAGGAAATCATGCGTAGCATGTTCTTTTCCCGCTCGCTGAACCCCACATCCGGCTGTTGCTGAAGGGAGGTCGCGGTTGTTTTCAGCTCGTCGGCTGGCGCGGCTCCGGCTGTGTCTGTCTCTGCTTCCGGGTCCGCCTTTTCCTCCGCCACAGCTTCCAACTCATCCTCCAGCATGCCCTCTTCGGCATCCGCTGCAACCGCATCCTGGGTTTCGTCACTATCAACATCAACGTCCAGGGTGTTTTTGTAGATCTCTTCTATTTCGTCAGGGGGCGAATCAACCTCCGAAGAAGTTATATCCGCCCCCTCTGGTTTTGGGTCCGGTGCGATCTCCGGGCTAAGGGTTCCCATTGTGAGGGGCAGTGCGTTTTCCGGCGCGCGGAGGCCTGTTCCACGCTGCGGAGGAACCAGTGAGTTGAGCGGTCCCTGTGCCTCCGCTGGACTGGTGTAGCGCTCCAGGTCGCGGTCGTAAGCACGACGTGCCAGCCGAGCTTCGCTGGCTTGGTCCGACGTGGCGCGGTTGATATCGCGCTGCGCGCCCATATTCGCCGCCAGACCCTGCAGAGGGGCGCCGTAGTTCGGGACGTAGTGCTGATACCGACCTGCGCCGACCATCTCCCCGCCGACACCGCCATATATCTGTTGCTTGCTCCTTGCATCAGCGGCTTGCGAGAAGCGTAGTGCGTCCGCCAGCTTCTTTTGGCGGAATAAATCAATCATTTCATTGTATCCGCCGCCCGTGGAGGCGTCCCCCGCATAGGGGTCCAGCCCGCCATAGACATTGGGATCTGCGAGTGGCATTAGAATTGCCCTCCTACATAACCGCCAAGACCACTACCGAGCGCCGCGCCCGCCGCTGTACCGACCACTGGCACTACGGAACCTAGGACGCCGCCTGCGATAGCACCGATACCACTGCCGAGTGCCGAGCCGCCAGCCCGCGAAGCATTGGCTTGCCCGAGCGCCGCTTGATATTGCTGATCCGCCGCACCCAAGAGGTTCGGACCGCCCGTCTGGCCCTGCTGCGCGAAGCTGCTGAACTGCGGCATGTTGACGTTCTGCCCACGCAGGATGGCGTTGAGTTCATTGAGCGGGATGCTGCGGAGGTACGCTTGCTCCTGGATTTGCTGCTGACGTCCCTGCTGTCGCATCGCGTAGTCCGCCGCGCCCTGCTGCCGTCCCTGCATCTGCTTGGTCCACTGATCGCTAAGTTCGCCGTAGCGTTGTCCGCGGCCCTGGAGTTGTCGGCCAGTAATCGTGTCGTACGCACCCATCGCACCGAGGAGCGCCTGTTGACTAGCGTCATTTTCCGTGCGACCGAGCACCTTCTGGGTATCGCCCCACGCATCACTGCCGCGCGTAATCCCCATTGCTGCGTTCTTTTGCTCTTCTAACGCACGCCGTTGCTGAAGGTCCGGGGTAAGCCGGGACATCATGGCGTCTTGGATACCCTGCACCGCGCCGAACCCTAGCTCTGGCATGGCACCGAGCTCGCTGGGGTCAAACTCCGGCATGTCCCCCGGCTGATACTCTTCCATTTCGGAGGGCAGCTTGAAGGGATCTTCGTAGGCTTGGTCTACCCGCCCCATGTATTTCGTGCCCAGGTCGGACATATACTTCTGCACGTCCAACTGAGAACGCAGACTACCTTCCAGGGTGGGGTCGAGCTGTACGTCCTGCACCCACTGGTCGGTTCCAGGTTCGTTGTACCAGGACACCGAACCAAGCGGTGAAATCTGTGTGGGGCGATTGGCCTCGGTCGCCGACCGCGCCATCTCCAGATTGCCCTCCGCAGTAGCCTTCGCTGCGCCTGTGTAATCCGGAGGTGGAGGTGCTTTGCTTCCGCCGCCCATATAATCACCTGTGCATTTGTTGTTGAGGTCGTCCCTGCTGCGACTTTTGCCACGCCGCTTGTTGAGCTGCCATCTGCGCCTGCTTCTGTGCCGCGAGCGCCTGTTGCTGCTGGAGCTGAGCCGCTCTAGCCGCAGCGTTCGCTTGTTGCTGAGCCGCCGCGCGCTGCTTCATCGCTTGTATCGCGAGCTGTGCACGCTGCGATGGTTGTCCCACACCTCCGCCGCCCGTCGGTGCAGAAGCCTTCCCACCGCGTGCGGTCGCCGCCGCTTGCGCATACGCCGTAGGGTCAATCTGCCCTCTTGCTACGGGCATTGACGTGTAGCTAGGAGGAGCTGATGAGCTCCCGCCGCCTCCCATCCCCATTTTCCGCTCCTTTAATCCAGGGACACTCTTCCTTGTACATGACCATGACCATCAGCTCGCCATCGGGGTGCGCGCGTGGGATGTTGAATAACGGCTTAAAACCGATATGGAAGCTGAAATTGATGCCATCCTCCCGACTGCTTGGCAGTGTGCCGAGCACACACTCTAGGTTGCATTCATTGAATGGATAGTCGAATGCAGCGAATAGGAAATCACGGGTCACCCAATTCCCAACACCAGCGACGTGCATCTGGCATGACGCCCCGTTGAAATTATCGTAGCCAACGACACCGAGCACCTGATTCGCGCTATTGACTCTCGCTATACAGCGGAAGTGGTCGGTTGGACGATATAGTATTCGCGCACACAGCCAAGTTGCCAGAAACCCCCCGGGATCCGAATCAAAGACCAGGTCCGACATTGTAAATCCAATCGGTGGCAATCCAATATGTTTCCGCCGTAGCAATCCCCTTGAGACGTATCGTGACCGCATAGCCAATCCCACCGACGGTTGTCCATTCTTGACTGACTAACAGCCCGGAACCCCATGTGCCCACGTCCCACACATCCTCATCCCAGAAAGCTGATTCAATGTCTTCCGTAGTAAGCGCCCCGAACACTGTAGAGATGTTATAATCAAAAAGCACCCCCACGAGGGTCTGTGGCGCTTCCTCCGAAAGCAGGGAAGGCCGAACCATAGAAACGTACTTGTTGAGACCGGGAGCATCCATTAAAGTGAACGCCTGCTGCGCCTCATATGGAATGGGATCACCGCCCGTACCATCCAGTTCAATCTTGTCTTTATAGGCCCAGAAGCCTTGATACACTTCGCCAGTCGCCGTGCCAAAGAAGGCATCCTGGCGGAACAGTTGCCAGCAGAGCGCTGAAAAACCATAGCACTCGCTCCATGCGCGCGTGACTTTATTGGCAACGAGTTGATGCGTTGGTGTGTTGACAATCAACAGATTATACGCTGGATAGTCAAAGATCTGCCAGCCGTACTCGTCCTTGTTTTCCGTTATTTCCTTGTCGAATACTTTATGGATCTTAGCCGCGACCTGTTGGCTTGAATTGATACCTGCCGTGTCACTGGCACTGGCGAGGTTCATACTTATGAGCTTTTGCTCAGTAAGTAGAAATAAGTCGCCAGAAATATTCCCACCAAAATTAGTCCCAACGGGGGAACCGATAGTCTGTATCCCCACCAGTGCCCATGATGATGCACTAGCAGGATCGGTTCCTTCGTAAACCGCAGCTTCACCTTCACTGGTCACCACCACAAGTTGGTCCTGCGGTCCCTTGTAGGTATTCTTAGACCATGTGAAGAGGCCGACCAAGCGTCCACCAAGCTTGAAGAGCGGGCCGAAGTCAAACTTAGAAGCAATGCCGTAAATTTGGTCCGTAGGCAGATACCACGCGACCATTGTATCTTTCTGCGCGAACCACAGACGGCGTTGATGCGTGACAACCGCCACAATGACCTTCGGGTCTATATTTTTAATAGTACCAGAAACAATACCGTCACCAAGAAGAAGACGAGTAAGGCCACCACTAGAGCTATACCAAATTCCGTCGTCAGCCCCGTTAAACGCGACCAGATGCTGGCCACCCGAGTTCGCAAAGTTCGTTTGCTGCCACTGAGCGTGGGAGAGTCCCGTGATGGCTTTTGCGACACCAGTGTAATCCCCCGAAGTAGTAACCTCCGTCATCCAAGCTGTGACGTTGTCAGTGACCATTGCCCACATCTTACTGCTCGTGCCGCCCATCCATACAAGGAGCGTTTGTACTTCCCCGCCGAGATTAATGGCGTGCTTCTGGCTCCCACGCCGAACACCTGTCCCATAGGCGTCCACGATCATATTGCGCAGCAGGGAAGCGTCTTCCTGCGGCATGGTGATTAAAGTGTCACGCGCATTGAGCCCGCCCACCGGCGACGGTGTCGTCGTGGTGAAATTTACCTTTTGAACGGGCCTATGAAGGGATACAGGCATTAGACGCCCCAACTCCCATCTGGCACATTATTGACCGTGATGTACGGGAACCGATTACTACGCGCGAGCGATAGCACGGGGGCGCCTTTATCTTTGCCCACGAGGGCATAGAATGCGCGCAGGAAGTCATCGCGGAATGCGGTAGTGTCAAAGCCTTTGATTTCCCAAAACTTCAACTTGCCAAACTTCTGCAAGAGAAATGGGTCCAAACGGACGACGTTGTCTGTGTTCTGGATGTCACGGTAAGATTCAGTCCCCCCGGTGTTTTCAACCCATTCGCCAGAGATGTATTCCATGACAATGGACGCAGACGTAGTCGTAGGGAGTACTTGGAACTTATTGTTGCGGACCCGATAGCGCAACCTTCCGCTCAACACACTCGAACTTTGAACCCATTTCCATTGCTGAGGGCTAGTCGGCCCCATCAACGGCCATCCGTTGGTTTGATCCCACTGGGTCTGGTCTACAAAGTAAGCCCAGTCCGTAGGCAAGACGTACTCCGAGGAAACACCATCTGTGGTCACAGTGTAGTCGCGGCTGAGTTGCTGCCACGGATACGTGAGCACAAGCTCCTTGCCAGCGGAGTTGACTAGCGACATCAGTTGCGCCGCTGTAGCGTCATTCGCCGATTGCTGCAAGGCGAACTCCGCCTGAATGGCGTTTACGATGCCGGCGACAGTGTCCCTCGGAGGATAAGCCATCTTATGGAGTCACAGGTGGTGGTCCGGGCGGCGCGGGCGGCTGATCCCCCGGCTTACTCTGCGGCGCATCGCTTTGGTCGGTTTCCTCTTCTACGTCGACCACTTCGAGCTTGTCAATAACCAGAAGCAAGAGTTCTGGTGATGCAACACCGAAGTTTTCCCGGAGATAACGTGCCTTGGCCCCGAAATCCTCATCTTCACCTTTCTCCGCGATTGCCTGGTCCAGGTCATATGGAGATGGAGAACCGTCGTAGTATGAAGTGTTGACATTTGGGATGTTTTCTGGCTTTTCGGCTTCAGGCACCGCGCCAGAGGAGATTCTAGCTACTCTTGCCATTACTTCTTCTCCTTTGCCAGAAGTTGATCTAACTTGGCGGACAGGCTGGCAACACTCTCCGACAAAGTTTTAATCTGCGAATCCCGCTCAGCCAACATGGAATTGAGCTTGGTCTTTTCCGCTTCGTTTGCTGCCGCATCCATAAAGGTCTTGGCGCGCGCACGCAACATATGGAAGCCCTGGAACTTTTGCGCGACGGTATCTGATGCGCCCAGGATTTGTTCCACGGTCAAGATGTTGAAGTATTTCAACTCTTGCACTTGCGAAACGGTCAACCACGGCACGGTATCAATCGGCGTGCCGCTGATGGACTGCTTTTCCTGCGCCTTGTACTTCGCCCATTGATCGGGGAAGCGTTGCTGATACGAAGGCGTCACTTCGGTGGCAAACACATCGCGGCTTCCCGGCGTGATAATCTTGATGTAATCAATTTCATCATAAATATGCCGTCCCGCTTCGTTGCTCTTCATTTCGTTGAAAATGGCGTTCTTATAAAACGTCACCCACAGCTTGTTGTCCTGCGCGTACTTCCGCTGCTCTGCTTCGTGCAGCGTAATGTCCGGCATTGGACTTAGTTCAGCCATAATACCTCCATTGTCATGCCATTTGGTCCGCTGCGGGAATGTCCCGCACCGGCACATTTTCACCCAGGAACTGAACGTCCTTTAGGGTCATGCTCGCCGTGCCGCTTGGCGTGCTGATCATGAGGCGATAAGTCGCATCAACCGAACCGTAATCAATGAGGTTCAATGCAAAACCCACGCTCTTGGTCGGGCCTTCGGCAGTTTCCTCTGTTTTGCGGTTGAGGACAATACCGTTCTTTTCTAGCTGGACCGTCAGCTCGCTACCTTGTGGCCCTTCAAAGACACCCGTGACCCATATTTTGGAAGTCATGGAAGGGACGGCATTCAACTTACGCGAAATCGTGCCTGCCGCCGCGTTGACTTCCCACTCGGGCGGAAAAGAACTTAGAATACTGTCAAAGATCATCGGCTGTGGCGTCGTGGTCAGGTTGAACACGCGCGTCCCCACCGACAGTCCGCCGTACATGGGCGTGAATGTGTCGAGGAAGTCCACAATCATGTTGCGCACGTCCGCGGGCTCAATGGACTCCGTGGTGTTGTCCGGCAGAGTTTGATTCGCCTGCGTCACCAGTTGCTGAATGGTACGGCGCGTCATACGTCGAATCCTTCATTAAACCCTGCACTGAATGCTCCAAGCTCCAGAAGTTCGGAGTCTGGCACAAATACGATGTCACGGAAGTAGTTGCCTTCGTTGAATGAGCCAGTGGGGAATGTCCCTGGCGTACCGAACACGCCATTCTGCCCATCGTCCACCGAACGAATATTGCCGTTGACAATGGCGGTCGCTAATCCTGAATTGGTCACGGCGTAACTGGTGCCGATGTTGACCGAGACCACGTAGGTCGTATCTGCGTCGATAGCAAGCGGAGACGCTAAGTCTTGTTCTTGCCAGCCAGAAGCTGTTTCGCTCGCAAAAACAACGGACGCGAGTTGCGTGCCCGCCGCCGACCATATTCTTCCCGTGTGCGTTGTCGCACCCTCGCTTGGCGCGCGATAGTAGCGTATCGCAGTGATTTCCCCCGCCACATCTACCTGGAACTTCATACCCATTTCGTACGGACTACCATCGGTCGCGTCTGGTGTACCCGGCACCTGCGAGGTAAACAGTGACTGTGGTTCCCCTGGCTCACCAGCCTCGCTTAAGGTCCAACTACCGCCGTCGCTGGTTGCTTCACCATAGAGGTCAGTTTGCGGCGTGATTGTTACATCAACTAGGTCGGTGGGCAGTGTGTCCGTGCCGGTCAACGGCAAAGTCGCACCCGCCGCGAGGCCAAACCCAATGAACGATCCCAGATTGCCGCGGACTTCTCTAATACTCGGCAGTTGCGCTCCCGACGCGTAACCGATTGCGGTTGGCGCGGGAACGTTACTGCCGATAGCCGGAGCAGCCGGTCCGCTCATGCCAGCGTCCAGGACAGTACGCCGCTGGACTCTACGGGCGTCGCTGTGACGAAGCCAGTGCCACCCTTCGCCGGAACAATGACGGGGAGGCTGTTTGGAAATGAATTAGCGGGGTCACTTGCTACGAGCGCCGCCAGTCCACCGATACCGATACCGAAGCCGATGAAACCTAATACCTTCGGGCCGCGCGTACCTGTTTGTGCAGCGGTCCCCGTGCCGATGAGTGTGTTCTGTTGGACGTTGCCGCCAATGGTTGGAGCTGCTGGACCTGTTGCCATGAGGCTCTCCAAAAAGGGGGATGCCTGTTAGGGGCAGACATCCCCAAGGGAGGTATACTTACTCGAACATCTTGCCTTGAAACTGCAAACCAGATGCAGTCAAGTTTCCAGCGAACGCCAAGATGGTGACATGCGCATCTTGGTTGACGCTGTAGCGATCTCCAGGCTTCAGCGGCACGAAGTTCCGCGCGCTGTGGGGACGCCAGAAGAGATACTTGGTGTTCAAGAAGTACGCCGTGGATGCTGGCATGAAGCCACCGATGCCGCCGTCAAGCACAACATCGCAGTCCATGTACTTGATGGAAACGAAACCGCGATTAGCGGTGCCGCTGTCCGTGAACCGTTGCTGCGCCTGAACACTTGCCATGAAGAAGCCCCAATAGACATTGTCTACGACAATGAGGTTGGGGCGGTCACTGCCACGCACGAGGCTGGCCCACATCCGGTTAAAATAGTCCTGGATGTTATCCTTAGTCGTTGCGCCGCCAGAAGTGGTGGCTTTCAGGATCTTGCTGCGCCAGAAAGTCCAGGTGCCCCGGTCAATGCCACCATCGCTGCCGGTGGTCGGGTCGGTTGGAACTTTCTTGAGCAGCCCGTCAATTTCCTTGCCGCCGGAACCCGTACCATCGCTGTAGATACTGGCGGCAACGAGGTTCGCCATTGTGGACTCGGCAACGGAAATGCGGGCTTCCATGAGGTCAATCATTTGCTCAGAACCCGCGTTTTGGAGTTCTTCCAAGCCACTGATTGTCACGGGACAAGCCGCTTGTTTGATTTGATACTCCGCTGCGCTGATAACATCCTGCAGCGCAACAGGCAACGTTTCGTAACCAGAGTACCATCCGGCATTGCCGTTCTCAGCAAACGACAGTTCCTGCATAATGCTGGAGCCGCCGGAGAAGGTCTTTTGATTGCCACCTTTCTTCAGGTAGGCCAAAAGCGCGTTGTTCTTGGTTACATTGTCTGCGATTTCTTTGCTACGATTTTGAATCGTCGTAGCGATAATGTCGGTGATTGCTGCATTGGCGAATGCCATAGTAGACCCCTGTCAAGGTTAGTTGTCATGTGCTACCCTCGACGATGGGTGTATCGGCTTCTACCGGCACTTCGTCAAAATCTGTTAGGCGGTGTAGCGGAGTGACCGCCCATCTCCTGAGCCTCTTCTGTTTTGGCCGAAGTGGGGCTCTGTATTTATGCTGTCGCACTTCCTGCGGATGCTTAGTCCGTACGAGGAAGAACTGTTCAACTATACTCATCTTCTGGCGTGCATAGCGATGGCATGTTCTAACGTCGCACGAAGATCACTTGTATCTACGCCTTGTGGCGGAGCCATTCTGGGTGCGCCACCCACCGATACGGAAGCCGCCTTCGCTTTCGCGGTTTGGTCCTGAACATGGGTCCGTTGGGCTTGCCCGATTACCAGTGGCCCGATTTCAGGGTGTCCAGCCGCAGCTTTAGTGTACGCTTCCTGTAGACCAATAGCAAGCCCCCGCTTGGCATATAGATCAATTAAATCGGCCATATCGTGCCGCAGCTCTTCAAAGTACGGATACTTTGGATCGTCAGCCATGTTGACGACCATTTCGTTGGCTTGCGTCTGCTGCGCGGTTTCCGCCTGCTGCCGTCCCTGCTGCATCTGCCCCATGAACTGATAGACCGGACCCAACGCCTGTTGGATCTCACGACGCATCACACTGGCAGGTTCCGTATCTGCAGTGATTCTTCCAGACAGCACTTCATCCAAAGTAGGCAGATCAATATCATAATCACGAATGATATTAGCAAGAAGCTGAGCCCGCTCTGACTTTGTACCAGACGCCAGACCACTTTCAATTTCAAACAGCCGTTTCGTATGTAGGATCGGGTTCGACTGAAGCGACTGTATGCGCGGGAGGAAAGGCTGGACCACATTCGCGAACTCGTTCGTAAAGCTACGAAGGCCAGCGTACTGCTTGAGCTGATTGTCTATGTCCCTTTCGCGCTTGAGGACCTCCTGCCGTACAGGAAGGGGAAGCGTCCCCCAAGCTGTTCTAGCCTCGCCCTTCCAGGATTGGGGTGGTCGGTCAACTCGGGCTCTGGCTTGCTCTTGCGGTGTGGCGTCCGGCTTCGGCGCTTCAGCGGCTTTTGGGGCTTCGGGCGGCTTGTCTGCATCTTTATCTTTAAGATAAGACTCGGTGGATGGTGTTGGGGAGGAAGCCCCTTCCGCGCGTGGAGTCGCGGTCGGGGACTCGGTGGGAGCCGGTGTCTTTGCCCCCGATGGGGCTTCCGTTACGGGTGCGGGCGCAGCCGCCTCTGTGGAAGCGACCGCGGCGCTGATAGTGTCCCTAAGACTCGGGGAACTTGAACTTGGGGAGCTTGTTTCTTCTGGCATGGTCTATATTCCTGGCAAGTTCTCGCTTAATGGCTTCGCGTTCTTCGGAGGAGTGGTTCCAGGGTTGATTTGCAAGCAAGGGTGGTAGACCCTGAAGCTCCTGTGTTGGAACAACATCGTGTCGTAAGCAATGTTCCCGCATCCCGCGACGCCCACGGACAATAGTGCCATCAATAGACGACACAAAGTCCTGAATGTCTGGTACAATCGTCGGCCCTACGGAGGGGGCAGAAGGTGATACATACTCATTGGCCGGGATTAGATTGCCCGTTCGGTCCTGAACCCATTTCTTTCGCATTCTGTTGTGCCTGTTGGAACATTGCTTTCGCCACGCCGAGGCGCAGGTCGGACTGCGTCTTCGCTTGCTTCGCTTGAATGTCAGCCTTGGTGGTCATTACCTTCGCTTGCACGTCCGCCTGCGCCTTCATTTGTACAGCTTTCGCTTCAGTCTGTGCCTTGATTTGCGATGCTTTGATGTCCGCCTCAGCCTTAAGCTGAGCCGGATCAGGCTTGGGCGGTTGCTGCGCTTGCTGCTGAACCATTTGTTCAATCTGCTGCAATGCCCGATCCACAGCCCCCTCCACGTCCTTACCTACCTTGAATCCGGCAATGCCGAACTTAAGTAGGGATATTGTCAGTGGAAGGAGCTGAGGCATCTGTTGCACTGCGACCACCGCTTTCTCCATGTAAGTGGACACTGCGCCAAGGAATTCTATGCGTTCCTGTTTCTCCTTGGTGTAGTCCGTTTGCGCCAGGGAGTCCGGCTGAATGGTGATCCGCCACTGGAAGGTCCCTGGGTTCTTAAGCAACTTGAGAGCCTCCGGAACATACGGGAGGTCTGCTGGTTCCATCTGTTCGCAGTTCGCCTTGCGCTCTAGAATTTCCGGCGTATAGTGCCTTGCTGCGATTTCCCCCTTAATACGAAGGATTTGCGTGCCAAAGTCCAAAATGCACTTCTGCAGCGATTGGATGCGCACACTGGCGAACTGCGCCTTCAACTCTTGCGCACCCAAGGTTTCTGATGCCTTGGTCGCCCCGCGCACGATGTCCGCGATACCAGTGAGTTCGTAGATTTGCTGCTTGAGGTCTTCCCGTGCCTGCCGAAGCCGCTCCAGGCACAGCGCAATCATGTCCAACGGGAGCCAGTCTACTTGCCCCTTGATGCCGCCCTTCTCCGCGAACATCGCCCAATTATCCACCGGGACCAGGGTGTTTTCGTTGCCTTGCAACAGCCGCTGGACCCCTTCGCTGGAGCGGTCGTAGACGCCCGCCACCTTGCAAGCCGAAACGAGGAGGTCAATGCGCGTGTTGACGAGGTCCAGGGAATTGTACTGGTCTTGCCACAAGGTAAAGTCCGGAACCGGGACCAGCCTGGACGTGGTAGTCGTAGCGAAGAGCGGACGGGGAAAGGTATCAAAGTCGCTGAGCGCCAAAGGATCTTCTTTGGTGTCGAGAAGGTAGTCACAGTCGAGACAAACCCAGAGGACTTCCCTACGCTCGCGGTCCCAGATCTCGTACACTTCCGCCTGCTTGAAAATGAGCTCTTCTGGCTTGATGGCGTTGGTGTCATCGGTGCTCTTGACCCCCTTTTTGAGCGGAACCGCCCTGCCTATTTCTTCCCCGAAACGCTCCACCAACTTGTCGCGTGTCATCATAACCCGCCGACCGCCCCACCTGCGCTCTTCCCATGTGCGACACGGCGACCAGATAAAATCCTTGAAGTGGACCCACTCGGTGCGCACCTGCTGATCCACCACTTGCTCAACGGCGGTGGAAGCGTCTTGGAGCGGCTGCTGCTGATCCATCTGCACCATTTGCGTCGTGGTTTCCAGCCGGAGCCACGCCTGCCCCATCCCCGGGACGAGCCTATTTTGGATGGCTTGCAGCATCGCCGGGGAAAAGTCCTCGTGAGAAGCATCTAAGTCCTGCTGAAGCGCCCGTTGCAGGATCGACGCGGCTACGCGCGCCACATCATCATTTGAGTCTTTGAAGGTACGGCTGACTTCCACCTTCGGGACGGCGTTGTACAGCGCGCTTTGCATGATCTGCACGTTGGAAGTGTAAATGTTGAACCGCCGCTCCTCGGAGTGCTCCGTGCCCCGCTCGTCAAGGAACCGATTTTCGCATTCGTCACCTTGCTCCCACCAATCTTCCAGTTCCTTTTGTGCCATGCGGATTTCGGCCTTCCACCGCTTGCATTTCCCGTCCTTTTCCTCTGCTTCGTACGCCAGAAGAGAGTCAATAACTCCGGCGGACGACCCAGCGGAGGCGGTAGCAGCGACGTCATATTGGCTCATGGCTTATACTCTTGAATAGAGGCGTCCGCGACGCTTCTCGGAGTCGCCGAATAGCGTGTGCAGATTGTACCCTTCTTCCTGCACCTCTTTGAGACGCGGGGCAACTGGCTGATACGGCTTGACAATCAAGGCGAAGTATCTAAACGCATCCGCATAGTGAGAGGTCCAGTCGTGTTGCGGCCTGTCCCGGAAGGCTTTGAGGTCTTCGTCATACTCGCGCTGATATTGCTTTAGCGCCTCCACGCCGTCCATACACCCTGGAAGCGCGAAGTAACAGTGCGGCAAGATGAGACGAGCCGCGGATATGCCATCGTGGACCTTCATGTTAGGGACGATGTGTGGCCGAATGCCCGCGGAGAGGAACTGTTCCACTATAGATCTGCCGGTTTGAAGTGAGTGCGCCTTGGCATCGTGCGGCAACCAGACCTCGCCTAGATTCGGCAGTTGGAGGAGGCGTTGGATATAGTAGTCCGTTGCCTGGAAGTTTTCGGCGAAGCTGTAAGTCAGCAGATACCCGTCGGGCTTCGGCTGCCAGAACCAAAACGCCGTGTCGTCCGTATACCCTAGATCGCATACCGCATTCACTGGATGCGCTGGATCGTAGGTGTGCGCAGCGGAGATGCGCCCCTCTTCTTCCGCCATGCGGAGTTCTTTGCCGTATATGGACCCGCGGATGGCCGCATCGAAGGAACACTCATATTCTTGGGCGTACTCGTCTTCATCCATGAGCCGCCGCTGCTCCCCTAATTCGTAGTCGCTGAGAAGACCCGTCTCGGAGGCTTTGAGAGCCAGCGAGAGCCACTCGTGCGGGTTCTGCTGCGCGTGGCGGACGACATCGTAGAAGTGATTCTTACCGTTGGGCGTACCGATGAAGGTCGCCCACCCCTTGCGATCCGCCAAGGTGGGGAGGATAACCTGCGGCCACACGGAGGGCCTCATTAGACCAAACTCATCCATGACCACTCCGTCGTTGTACACGCCCCGCATAGCGTCGGCATTGTCCGCCCCAAAGAGGCGAATGGTGGAGCGGTTATGCGGGAAGCGCACGGACAATTCCGACTCGCTGACTTTCGGACTCGCTGGAGACGCGTAATACTTTAGATAATCCCATGCGATGGCCTTCACTTGACTGTAGTAGGGCGCGATATAGCTGAAGCGCGCGGCGTTACGACGTGTCGTGACCGCCGAACTAATGAGGTCGTTGACACAAGCGACGGTCTTACCCGCACGCCGATGTGCAACCAGCGCCGCCCACCTTTGGGATCGCTGATGATACGGCGCGAACTGTGGACGGGGTTCGTATGGAAATACAACTTCCCTAGCCATCGCCGCTCCTCTGGACGTTGTCTTCAACAGGGTCCAGATCTATTGTCTTGACTGGAGTCGCTAGACGGAAGACAATTTCGCTATTGTCCCCCATGACTTCATTACTCGCGAGGGGCAGAGTGCGCGCCCAGACGCTCGTATAGAACTTCGTTGGATTGCGATTGCCCCACTCCGCCAACCGACTGACGCCGCCCATGAGTTCGAACGCCAGATGAACGATTTCCTTATTGCGCTTATTGGTGACATCTTTAGGCCGCGTGATGGAGGGTGGATGATAGGATACGCCCTCAAGGAGAGGAACCTGTAGGAGGTCTTCGGCCGTCTCGGGCTCGGTGGAGGAGTGAGGAGGAGGTGTATCTACGACTGGGAAGTGCATGCGAATATTGTACGGGTGCGGGCGTGAGAATGCAAGCGATTATGGTCGTTGGATACCCATGTTGAGCACACAGATACCCGTACTTATTACATGGGTAATGAGGGCTTGAAATATACACGAAAACAATGAACGGCGCAATATCCGTGCCAGGTAGCCCTGCTTCGGGACCGGGGGGAGGCAAAATCTGTGCCACTCCCCTCCTGGCACAGATTTTGCCCACGATCCACAGAGCAAGTTCCATGCCTGGCACAGATCTTGCCCTCCCTCCATGTTAGTGGGCGCTTACTTAAACTATTTTCCGTGCTCCGGAAAATAGTTGTTGCTTTCTGCCCCAGAACCTGTATAATGGTTTCTGTAGTGCAGCAGTTCCAGGGTCAACCGGTAAAGCGGCCCCGACCAGCAGGTGGCAGGACCACCCGTCAGGCGCAGCAGGTCGTAGCGCCCACGTCAGCAGGCTGTCGGCTCTTTTAAATCTTTCCTAACCTTCTATTAAGGATTGTAAAATGTCTAAGCAAAATCGTAATTCCCGTCGTTCCGCCACTCCCGCCACTGTCGTTCCGGAGGTAGTCGTTCCGGTAGTCGAGGCGGCTCCGGCGGTCGTCGTTCCGGAGGTGGTCGCTCCGGCGGCTCCGGTGGTCACCACCATGGATCCGGGTGTTGCCTCTGGCAACGTCCCTCAGGTCCCTCTGGTCCAGCCTAAGCCGCTCTGGTACGTCGCGGGCAAAGCCTACTCCCCGCGTAACACGGATGGCGCGGCGCATCAGCGTCAGGGCGACGTCAAGATCTTCGCGGGCTTCGTCGCCGCGATGGCTGCCGATCCCGAAAAGCGTCTCCTTCCGGAGGCTGCTCTGGCGGCTATCATGGCGGTCAATCCTAAAAACAAGTCGTTCCTGAACTATTGCTGCAAGAACGGCTGGCTCCGCAAGGTCTACGCGGCTCCGGTCGTCGAAACCGCTCCGGTGGCAGCTCCTTCCGACGAAACTCCGGAAGCTGAGTAATTAACAATCGGGCGGGGCTTCGGCCCCGTCCTTTTTAAGGAGCTCTACCATGTCGCGCAAGAACACGCCCGGGTTCGAAACGTATCGTCACGATTCGGATCCCGTCGCTGGTGTCGTCCCCGCCGAGTCCTACTCGTCGGTCCTTATCAACCTGTCGGGCCTCACCTTCCACCTGGATGGGGATGTCCTCATGCTGTCGCTTCCCACCTTCCCGGTGGAACACTGTCTGTCCGGCGATGTCGAAGACTTCGGCCAGAAGTCTGGCTGGTCCCAGGCGGACTTCCGCCTCTTGGAAGAAAAGGCTCGGGCGCTCGTCAACACCGAGTCGGTCATGTTCACCCTCCGCGGTCGCATCCGCTCCTAGTCTGGTCGGCCCTTCGGGGCCGATCTTCTTTCTCCCCTTCCCCGATCTGTTGAACTCTCTGTCTGATCCCCGATCTTTTGATTTCTTATCTGCTGATCTAGAGAATGTTCTTTCCCGACGAGTCCACCGAGGGGGAAAAATTTTCTGCCTCGGTTTAGGACTCCCCATTTCAACCGATCCCGGATCAGTTATTCCCGATCTATGGAGCCCACGGAGGGTGCCTCTGCGGATGCGTCTAATGATCTGGGATCAACTTATCCCAGATCTAGCGACCCACGGAGGGCCCATTTCTATAAGTCCCAAATTCCACAGATCTACGGACGGTCTATTCAGTAGATAATCGTAAAGAGCCAAAAATTTGCCCCTCGGAGGTGCCTCCCCCAGGGTCTAATGACGCGCTGCACCAACCCATTTTTCGACTACTGACCGATCGCGGGGGTGTTGCAGTATAGCAGGGTGCAACGCTACCCAAAGCCCCAAATGGAATTGTTGACCCCTCGCATAAAAGGTAACACCTAACTACTGCAACTCCTGCAACTCTATAACAAACAACAACTTAGAAGCGCTTTTTCTGCAACTCACCTGCAACTCACCTGCAACCTTGTCCAATTGACCGTGCAACTACGTCAACATTTTACTCAGAAACTCCACAAAAACGCGCTCTTTCTCTCCTGAAACAGGGTCCTCTCGTTCGGCGCCTTCTTCCAAAGCTCGGCAAATAAGGCTAATAACAGAAGAACTACACATGAATTCAATGCCCAAATAGATGTTTGACCGATGCGCAACACGCCCCAGTGCAACTAATCCTTCCCTAAATTGCTCCAAAGAGTCGGCTGTAAAGATCATTGAAGGAAACTTCCAATCCGATGTGTGGCAGTACAGCATTAGAACAGGTGTCTCATCTGTCGGGTAATTCACGTTTTCGTAAACAGCTCCAGAGAGATAATTTGTTCTAAATTCATTCATCACGTACCTCCTTCCACCATAGTTTTCGTTGTGTGTGCTTCTTGCCTTCGGCTCTTCCACACTTCACCCTGTCGCTCGTGTACCCCATACGATCAAGGATATTAGCTGCTAGTTGAACACTAACATTGCTCACGTGAACCATGAGGTCTTTCAACTCAAATCCCTTCGCAGTGCGGCCATACATTTCATACAGACCGCCCATTTTGGTCAACGTACTGATAGCGAATTCGAACTCGGCCTCTCGTGGGATAGTTTCCACGAACAGGAGCTTCGCGTGTTCCCATACCGATTCATCATCGCTCCACCAGGTTTCACCCTTCACATACCGATGGTACGCCTCTGCCCATAATTGATCTAGGTTTTGCTTGAACCAGTCAAGGTCAATGTCGTCAACCCAGATGGGCATAAAACGGCGGTTTTCACGATCACTTAACACTTCCGTAGAGTTGTTATTGCCCACGAACACGAACCGACGCGGCATCGTCACGGAACCATCACGGTAGAGTGGACGTATGGTGTCATCTACCTGCGTAACGAACCTTTTCATCGTGGAATGTTCTTGGTGTCTCATCCAATCAAGTTCTTCCAGTACGATAAACCACTTGGAATGGATAATACCGATAGCATCGCGCTCATTCTTGGTCTTGCCGAGGGCGGCGGAACTTCCATAGCTTATGACTTCCCAGAACGTGCTCTTGTGTTTCCCTTGTGGACCTATGAAAATAATGATGGTATCTGCTTTACAGCCGGGATTGGTGATGCGTGCGATAGCTTGAAGAAATAACCTTCGTAGAGCTTCGGCGCGGTACTCTTCATGTTCGCGCTTAGTGATAATATGCTCTAGGGACTGTTCTATGCGGTTGGTGCCGTCCCACTGTATTTCCTTTATGTACTCTAGGCGGGGACTACGCTGGCGTTTGTCGCACACAGAAATATAAGCTCGCTTGACTACTTCAAAGCTTACCTTAGGAATGTGGCAGAAGCGCTGGAGGTTTACGGTCAAATTGTGTATGATGTTCTTAGTGTCATCCCGGAACACGGGCATGCCGAGGTCCATGTTGAACCACAGAGCCTCGGCGTTGAATAAAGCATGGGCGTTCAATAGCTTATCCACGTTGCTGCTATTATCGCGGATAGTGCGTCTGTGCTCGCTATTTTCGTTGAACTCCAGCGCATAACGGTCTATTAACTGTTCTGGCGTTAAGAGCAACTCATTGCCGGGATCAATAAGCGGTACGTCTTCCCACTTCAAATCAGCAACGAGGTAGTCGTCCGCGCCCATGCGCTTGTCGTCACGGGTCCTAAAGCCGCTGAGGTCGCGAATCAATATCGGTATGCCGAAGTAATTACGTAGATAATCCACCAATAACGAGTAGGAACTAAGGATGTCCTGCCGTCGCCAGTCGCCGTCAGGGATAATGTGGATTGCCTTCGCTTGTTTTCTTTCCGCAATGTCCTCAAGCAACTCCTGATTTCGCCACATGTCCTTGCCCGCGATCGCACAGCCATACAATCCACATTCCTTCAATACCTTAGCATACTTCTTTTCGCCTTCCACAATCACATAGACATCTTCCACCCATGCCTTTTCTATTCTTCCTGGATGAAAGTATGGCAAGGTGCAGAGATCACCTACGTCTTCACGCGAGGGACTTATGTATCTAAGTTCTAGATCGTCCCGTCGCATGCGGAACATCTTAGCGTGGTTTCCTTTATCAGTGAAGATAAGAAAACCATGTCGGTCGTAGTAAGGAATAACGTAATACGGAACTTGATTAGAAACTACGCCATGGACGAACTTACTATCAACCACAGGCGCGGCTTCGCAATAGATCGGGATGTCCGCGGGGGTTAAGCCCGAACGGGCTAAGTCCTTGATTGCAAAGGCTTCGGGAAGTGCGAGGGATGGCTTATTGATTGGTGTAACGGCGATGCGAGGGCTTGGCAACTTGATTGCCATTAGACCTTCCTCCCCTTGAACTTGTTGGTGTGCCGCACCCACCAGTTTACGCCAACAAATCTACAGAAAGCAACCGCTAACCCGTTGTTTTGTACGACTGTTTAGACAAGGTGATCTTTCCAAAGTTGTTGCTGTTCGGCAACAGAAATGCTATAATGGCTTCTGTAGTACCTGGGTTGTTCTTTACTTAGTAAGGATAAACAAATGAATAGTTCACGTCGTCCCATGCTGTACAAGCGCCGAAGGGAGCTGGTCTACAATCAGCTTGGCATCCCCCTCCGTATGGCCCCTGGCTTCACCCGGGACCTGTCCCAACCTGTGGATGTCGGCATGGTTTACGCCCCGGAGCGCATCACCGTCTACGCGCAGGTGTTCGTCACGGGCGCGCAAAGCGGGCGGAAGCATAGAGTGTTCGCCTTATGCCCACTGTGTTCCACCGTGCAACCCCTCAGCCGTATCCATCAACACTACGGAAGTCAACTTTGTAAGGATAAGCAAAATGTCTAGGCAACTAATCCGCAAGCAAGGCAGCGAGGGACCCCGCCACGACCCTTACGCCTACGTGGAGCAGACCGTGGTGATTGACGGAATGCGGATTACGCTCCATCTGGGCTTGGGCACATGGCTGAAGGTTGACGGGGAGTTCGTTAGCAAAAGTGAGTGGTCCATTAACCACTTTGAAATGATGACCGGGCTGACTCCCGCCATGTTTGAAAAGTACTACGACCGACTTAACCCGTACTACGAAGACCCGATGGGTTCCATTGGCAATTACATTTAAGGATAAGGAAATGGATAACGTAGCAATTCAACACCTGCGGGAAATCCTGCGCGAGTTCGGCTTCAAGATCGTGCTGGAGCAGTTAGAAATCTGCGGGGAAGAAATTATGCTGGAAATGGCTAAGGACGAAGATGCCTTCGCGAACCGGGAATATCGCAAGCTGGTAGCCCTCCTGGACCTACTCCATAACGTGCAGCAAACTACGCACGTCACGGCGGCGGATTACGTCATCAAGCGGTGGCGTGAAATGGAGGGGAAATAATGGCCAAGAAGATTGAAGGGCAGGATATTATACGGGAGGTTATTGCGGCCGACCGTAACGCGGACTACCCGAATTCCGTACAGCTAACCCTCCGCCTGCAACAAGGCGAAATACGCAAGATCATAGTCAGCAAGCGGAACTTGGCTGTGCTGATTGAAAAGCTAGGAGCATTTGCCGAATGAACACCTACGCCATCTACGTTAGACGTGGAAACACGTGGCGGCATGTGGGGGACGTCCATATCCCCCAGCACTGCCGTCCCCACTATGGAATCAACGTAAGGATATTGCCAAAATGAAGTACAAATACATCGTTGATAACGGTGCGCTCTACAAGCTGTCAAAACGTGCTTGGGCCTGTTATCTGTACGACAAAGCTAAGGAACATGATACATTCATTAACGACTACGGTCAATTGGTGGCAGTGCTCACTAACACCACAGATTGGACCTGCGAAGATGCTAAACGGGAGCTGGAAAAATGATGAAAGGTGAATTGAAAGTCGTAAGCTGGAGTGACCATAGCGTGGTGATAAGGTCGGTGTCCACATTCACGGGTAAGACCCACGAAATAACCCTCCCACTGGGTATAGAAGCATTCAGCGAGTGCATGACGCGATGGCAGGAGGGGGAGCGCATCCAGCATGCCTTCCCCACGCTATCCGCGGACCAACGGGAGTTCCTCATGACAGGCAGTACACCGGAAGAATGGGATGCCATATTTAAGGACGGCGAATGAACAATCCAACTACCATCACGCACATCCTGCGGGCGCTATCCATCGCAAGTCCGGTCTGTGCCTATCCAACGCCACACATCACTACGGACTTGGATACGGGCCGAATCATTATTACATGGGCTCTGGGCGGCATTACGTGCGAGGATGATGTCTATACCGCGTGGAGTGTTGACCAAGAAGAAATAGACCTCTACGTTGGTGAGGCTGCCATTGCGGTAGAAGCATTGATCCATTTCACAATGGAACGGCGGTTGCGGACTTTCTTGGTGTCCATCTTTGGAGGTGGCAATGGTTAAACTCTGTTCCATATGCGGCAAAGAGTACAAGAACCTCGGCAACGACGCGGCGCCGGTTAGTCCGGGACGATGCTGTGACGAGTGCAACGCGAAGGTGGTAATCCCTGAACGTGTCAAACAATTCAACGAGCAAAGGAATAAGGATGACAAAGGAGAATGAAACGTTGGTCTGTATTGCGGCGGCGGCATTAGCCGCCGCGGGAGTGCCCGTCGGGTTCTTTGTTGGGCTGATGGTCTTCAGTTGGATAATCTATTTCTTCGGAGGCAAACGTGGCAACGAGGCAGCGCAAGGCGGAACAGAAGAGTAAGGTGCTCATGCTGTTGGAAGCAGCAGGGAGTCAGGGAGTCAAGGCGAATGACGTCGCCGAAGCCGCTAGGATCCCCAAGGGCACAGCGTCCAGTTGGATCCACAAGCTGTATTCCGTTAAGGCAATCAACCGGCTGCCCGACGCGCGCTATTGCCTGCCGAAGTTTGGCGGGGAAGCCTATGAGCCCCTCCGTAGGGGGAGCGGGCACAAGCCCAACGGGACTACTCCTCCGCCGAAGCCACACGTAGAAATAGCCAAGCCGGAGGACGTTCACAAACTAAAGACGGTGGATCACACGCCGCGTCTGGTGGTTACAGTCGGTGGGGATCGTAAGTCCATGACCATATACGAAGCGAAGTTGCTGCACAAAGCCCTGAGCGAGTTGTTTGGGGAAGTTAAAACACGGATGAGAAGGAGAAAGTAAGTGAAAGTGAAACAGAAGCCGCGCACGGTGAGTTTTGCGGGAATCAGCGATATGCTGTTTGTCTTTGGTGGCGACGGGGAATTGGTGGTAAATCGATGTCGTTTCTCTTTAGGAAGCGGGGTAGACCGCCTATTTAAACTCACCAAAGAACAGACGCTGCAACTGAAGGAATTTATGATCCAAACAGACACGGAGTAGACCATGTACGACAAACTACCTGCGGTAATGACTGACGCGCCCTCGCCGGCGGTCAGCAATCAATATGTCTTCCTTGACACAAAGGAAATTATCAACACCCTAAAGGAGCAAGCCTGGAACGTGGTGGACGCAAGGCAGGTCAAGCCGAAGCGTAGGGACCAGAACTTCGTCAAGCACATGCTACGCTTCCGGCAGGAGCGCCCCGTGGAACTCCACGGTACGGTGCCGGAAATCGTAGTGACGAACTCGCATGATACCTATGCGGGCTTCCGTATGTTCGCGGGACTGTACCGCTTCGTGTGTCTAAACGGAATGGTGATTGGGCAAGATGTGTTTGAAATGAAGGCTAAGCACATTGGCGGCGTGAAGGAGCTCATCTCCACCAGCCTGGCCCACCTCACTAAGGAAGTATTCCCCACGTTGGAAGACAGGATCAAGGCGTGGCTGGCAATCCAGCTCAATGAAGCACAGCGCATCCAGTATGCCGTCCGTGCGCTGGAGCTCAAGGCCAGCGGAAGTACCAGCGTACCCGCCCATCTGTTGGGGATCCGGCGGTTCGAAGACAAGGCCATGGACCTCTGGACTACCTACAACGTCGTCCAGGAGAACATCATGAAAGGTGGAATACAGAGCTACAGTATCCTCAGCGGCAATACGGTGACTTCGCGGCCTATCAAGGCAATCGATTCTACCGTGCGGCTCAACCGTGCGCTGTGGGAGCTCACCGAGCGCACGGCGAAGGAAATAGTAAGCGCACCCCAACTTGCTAAGATGTCTTGAACATGGTACAATGACGGTTCCTACCACTGCAAGGGGTCAATCACATGGATGCTAAGCTGACTGATAGTGCAGGGACCGTCACCAACCACGAAAACATCACGGAGGTAGTGACAAAAGAAACACCACCTCCGCCGCCTCCAGGCCCCATCAAGCTTCTAAAGATCACGGATGAACCCTACAATGCGGGGGAAGACAGGACACCAGCGGAGAATTTCAACGCCATTAAGAAGTGTTACGCCGACGCCAAGACGCAACGAGCGCAAGTTGAAATCCCTTCCGGCATGAGCTTTCGCGTGGGTGGGACGCTCACGCATGACAGCATCACCGTGTTCAACAACGGCGAGCTGCTGTTCGACAACATGGAGTGTGGCTACTACTTCAAAGGTTCTAACTCCAAACTGATTGGCGGCACCCTGAGCCATGAGGGGTTGACCATACGCGGTTCCCAAATGTGGCACCACGGAATAGGGATATTCGACTGCGACGTCTTTGAGATATTGGACGTGCATATCGTTAACCCCTCCGCAGCGGGCATCTGCTGCTGGGACGGGCGCAACGGCAAAATCCGCAACGTCACCATTGACAACTGCCTCGCCGACGGCATCCATACTGTGGCCTCCAACGATGGTGCCAGCGGGAACAACTTCTACAAGGACTGTACTGTGCGTGGCGCGGGCGACGATAGCCTTTCGTTCGTGACTTACGGCGGCTACAGTGATCCAAACTCGGTGGTTCATAACGTGGAGGTGTGGAACTTTAGAGGTTCCGATAGTATCTGGGGGCGGGGGATAACCTTGCTCGGCTGCACTAATATCGTGGTGAATGGGGCGATTCTAAGCAACATATTCTGCTTTGGCCTCTACTCTGGTGTCGAATCAGGCTACGGCCAGAGGACAGATGGCATACTCAACGACATTAAGCTGGACATCTGCGGACACACGGCCTCCGCCGATAACCCTAACGACGTACCCGACGGCATTCTCATGAACGGCGGCACCATGCAAGTGAATGATAGCCTTATCAGCCGCCCGAAGCGGTACGGTCTTCAGCGGTATTGGGGCAACGTCATTACGAACAACGTCATCTACAACGAATGTCCGTGGGGGGATACGCACGGGCAGAGTGGAACCTATTCCTTCCCACGGCGCGGGCGCAAATTCGATCCACCGCCTCGCTTACTGCGGCGCCAGGAAGATAAGAAGGCCGAGGCAGGGGCCGCGGAGGTTGGGGATAATAGATAGAGACTTGGCCGTTGTCTGTAAAACCCCATGGAAAACTCCCTGCGCTCAACTGGGAACGGCCACCTACAGACCTACTCGCATAGGAGGTTCTACCACGTACTTGTCTGCATCTACGCAACTATGACGTTAATTCTAATACTCGGAGGGACGCTGTGGAAACCGTTGAATTGGTGGCTCTCATCGATGAATACAACAAAGTGCGCGAAGCACGGCTGGAAATGGGAAGACAACTCGATAAGCTGGAAAGACAAGAGAATCAAATGGAAGTGCGCATCATCACCGCGATGAAAGAGCAGCACCTGACCGCCGCCGGAGCCAACACCTGTCTCGTCCGCTTGCACAGCAAGGACGTGCCCCACGTGAAGGACTGGAACCTCTTATATGAACATATTAAAAGTACCGAATCGTGGGAGCTCTTGCAGCGCAGAGTAACACCCACGGCCATCGCCGACCGCTGGAACATGGATGTGGAGATCCCTGGTGTGGAGCGCTTCCCGATTGAAAGCTTGAGTATATCGCAAACGAAATAACTGTTCATGCCTGGGGCGTGGTACAATGGGCGTCTATGGCACAGTACGTGAAGTTCACTCGTAAGTACCTATCCGGTCCTAGTGTAGGCGAAGAGGAAACGGTCTACACTTGGGTCGGTCCCGCAGCATCAATCGTAATAGAAGCGCAAGAGCGCAGAGGAGGTGCCCCACTCATAAGGAAAACAGTGGATGGTGATATCGTACACGAATTCGGATTCCAAATTGCGAATGATGAGGAACTAGAATGAATGACGAAAACAGGCAGATGCCGGTAAGTTGGGAAGATGAGTTGGCGAAGCAAGCGCAGGAAGTGTCGGCGCTGGAGCGGCCACAGGTCGCGCAGATAACGCTGCGGGCGGGGATCATGGCCTACGCGGGCACGCCCATCCCCAACAACGCGCTCAACTGTGTCATTGTAGCAGCGACCTTTGAACGGGCTGTGTATCCTAAGTTCGACCCTACGGTGATTGCGCCGCCGCTCTGCTTTGCGCAAAGCTTGGACGGGCAGAACATGCGGCCCAGCGAAGTCGTATCTAAACCGTTCAACGATATCTGCGAAACGTGCGAAAACAATCAGTGGGTTGCCGAAGAAGGGCGGCGTCGTAAACGCTGTAAGGAAGTCCGTAAGCTGGCGCTGCTCAGCTACATGGCTGATGGCAACTACGAAGAGGCGGACCTTGCCGTCATACGCATCCCCACCATGTCCGTGATAGCGCCGAAGACTGGATGGTCCAGCTATATCAACCAAGTGGCAGCGACAGTCAAACGTCCATACTACGCCGTGCTGACGGAAATCAAAGTGGCACCGGATATGAAAACACAATTCAAAGTGCATTTTAGTTTCCTTGGCAAGCTGGAGCAGGATGCCGTGATAGCCATCCAAGCCCGCCGCGAGTTCGCAGAGCGGATACTGATGACGCCCTATGACTTAACCCAACCGGAGCCGGTCAAAGGAAATGTTAAATTCTGACAAGCTGGAAGATGAAATGCGGGAAATCGCTATGCGACACGCCACTACGGACATGAACGGCAATCCTATATGGACTTTGGAACGGGTCTTGATTGCGATGTTTGAAGCACGGATCCATGCGTTCACGGAATTGTCCGAAAGCACGAAGGCGCATATCCGTGTTAGTGCTTGACTTCGAAACGCAGGCTATCATAGGGAACCCGAGCGTTGCCCCACCTCGGCCGGTGGGGCTGGCCATGAAACGTCCCGGGTTCCCTTCTTTCTATCTTGATTGGGGCCATCCGGACAGCAAGGATCCAGCTAGGGAAACGATTGCGCGGGCGACGGTAGCCGAGGCCATCCGCAACAAGGAGCCACTGCTGTTCCAAAACGGTAAGTTTGATATTGCGGTGATGGAACGATGGTGGGGCTTGTCACCGGATCCCCTTTTGTGCGAAGATACCTTGTACCAAATCTTCCTCTATGACCCTTATGCGGACAGCTTTTCCCTTAAATCCTCAGCAGAGCGTATTTTGGGCATCAAGCCCGAAGAACAAAACACGCTGCATTCCTGGATTGTTGCGAACTTCCGCGTCAAGGAAAAGGAAGCAGGTGCTTATATCGCGCAAGCTCCGGTTGAACTTGTTTCTCCGTACG